GTTACAAGCGACCTATTCAATTATATTTTTGAGATTAACTCAGACTCTACCTTTAACCCTAACCTTAAAGCAGATGCGATTTACTTAATAAATGACATCGCAGTCTTTAAAGGAATACTACAGCTAAAGAAAGTCAATAAGCTAGATAATGAGCATTATACTTATGATGTTATTCTATTAGGAGAGTTAGCTAATATATTCACAGAGTTTGGAGATGACTATGTAGATGACCTAGATATGAATTGGTTTGAGCTAGACCACGACTACACTATCCAAAGAATAGCTGAAAGTTGGGAAACATCCTACCAATTAAATGGAGTTACTGTGCCTTATGTCAAAGGAAATGGATATACTTATCCTATGGTGAATTACGGAAAAGATGCTAACGATTTTGTATGGTTAGTAGAGGACTTTAGACCTGCGACATTTGTAAAGGAATATGTAGACAGAATGTTTAGCGCTGCAGATTTTGAATATGATTCTACCTTTTTTAATAGCCAATATTTTAGGAGTTTAATTATTCCATTTAGCGGTAAAGAGTTTAGTAAGACTAGCAGTTATTTAGCAAATATACAAGCAGTAACAAATACACCTATTTACGACTCTACAGGTACAGATACATCCACGACTCAGGGAACTTTTGAGTTAATTAAACCCACTATAGAGGTAACAGATACAGACAACCAATACAACCCTACTACTGGTAAATTCACAGTAGGCGCAGGAAATGACTCTACTTATGAGGTAACGGGCTACATAGATGTATTCGGCACTATATCGTCAGGACTTGCAGCTACATCGGATATGATAAGTACTTTGCAAATTACTTTGAATGTTTTAGTCAATGGAACTCAAGTAGACCAAGTCAAGGGATGGAGAAGAATAGATCCTGCTATTCCAGTACCTACTACTCCTTACACTTTTACATTAAATCAAGAATACTTAAACCAAAGAGTAAATTTAGCAGACTTACCCGACTCGCAATATACAAACACTAACACACCAATAGACAGAATAAGAGTAGACACTATACAAAATTTATACTCAGGAGATGAAGTAACCCTAGAAGTAAAAGCAGAGTTTATTCCTGACGATGGCGAAACTAACAATTTTAGAGATGGCTTAGGAAATGAGTCTACAGGTAGCTTATCAATACAATTACAAAATAGTAGCACCTTTGCAGTAATACCTTTGAGCAATACTTATCTAGGTCAAAACACAATAGAGTTTAGAAACTCAATACCTAAGAAAGTAAAGAAACGAGATTTTTTTAAGGCTTTGGTAGAGATGTTTAACCTATATATTGAGTCAGACATAGACAACCCTAGAAAACTTTTTATAGAACCTAGAGAGGACTATTACGTTTCAGACGTGGTAGACTGGAGTAAAAAGCTAGACGTTAGTAAAGATATTCAATATGAAATGTTATCATCTAAAAACAAATCTAGATACAATTACTCTTATAAAAAAGATTCGGACTACTATAATAAGCTATACGAGGAAACATGGCAAAGAGTCTACGCAAATAGAGAGATAGACATACAGAACGATTTTAATAGCGATTCATACTCACAAAATATAATGTTTAGTCCTACGCCATCTGTAGGTGATATAGTTCATGATAGAATTATACCTACTATTATAGGAGTGGATAAAGACTTGCAACCAGTTAGAACAAACGCAAATATAAGAATACTATACTATGATGGAGTAAAGCCTACCAATCAAAGTTGGAACTTAAGAATAGTAAATTCTTTAGGTAGTGTCTTGACTAGTGTATCTTATACTGTTTACCCGTATGCAGGTATGTGGGATGATCCTTATAACCCTACAGAAGATATAGGCTTCGGATTGCCTAAAGAGATTTATTGGGATAGCACTTTTGGAACCATTACAGTAAGTAATAACAACCTCTATAATAAATACCATAAAAAGGAATTAGAGGAGCAAACAGACAAAGATAGTAAGCTAGTTACTGGATGGTTTTTATTAAACCCTACAGACATTTATAACTTAGATTTTAAGAAACAATACTTTTTTGACAATGCCTTTTTCAGATTGCAGGAGGTGAAGTATAAACCTAATAGCTACGAGGTAAGTGAATGTAAGTTTTTAAAGCTAAAGACTGCTGATAATTTTGTTAGTACTACTGTGCCATTAATAGGAGGATATACAGAGGAAATAGCAGACGAGAAGATGCCTGCAAGCTCTTTTAAGTTAATGTCAAATAATAACATACTAACCGAGAAAAGCGCAAATGTAAAAGGCTCTGGCAATAACATAAACAGAACGTCTAAATACATTGACATCGTAGGAGACAATAATAAGGTAAGCTCTAACTGTAAAAACATAACTATACAAGGAGACAATAATGTAATAGAGTCAAACCTAGAAAACATAACCCTAATTAATACAAGTAATGTAACGGTCACAGAGTCAAATGTAACTTATATTAATGGAGAAATAAAAGGATCAGGTAGCGTAGTAACTATAGACTCAAATACTACAGCAGACGAAAAGGTAAGTACTTACTTATGCGATACCTCAGGAGGGAGCATAGTTATTTCATTACCTGACTTTCCAACAGTCGGCAAAGTTTGGAACTTTAAAAAGATAGCTTTAAACAACACAATACAAATAAGAGTAAATGCACCTAACTCTATAGATGGGTTACTAACTAAAAACATAACAGCATTAAACAACTCCTATACTTTGCAGTTTGATGGAGCAGCTTATAAAATAATATAATGACATACATACCTGACATATACAGCGGAGTTAATTACATAGCTTCTAGTAACATTTTAACGATAATAGAATACAGTCAAATGATTAACTACGGAGGTTTAAACGTGCAGGGCGTTCTAGTTATAAACGGAGACTTAATATTAAAATAATAAACAAATGGCAAATATACAAATAGGCACAGCAGCAGGAACTACTTTAGGTAACCCTCCAAGTGGAGACTTTTATATCTTTATAGATAGCGATAATGCGAACGCTTACACTTTAAGAGATAGCTCAGGTACGGACACAATACTAGGGAGCCCTAACCCTGCTACTTTATACGGTCTTTATGCGCAAACAATACAAAGCGCAACCATAACTAACACAACCACAGAAACAGGCGTTATAGGTTCTGGGCAAGGTAGCTTAACTGTGCCTGCTGACTTTTTTACCGTAGGCGACTCTTATCATGGAAAGATAGGAGGAGTAATTTCTGCACAAAATGGAGATACTATAACTATAAGAATAAAGACAGGAGCAACTACTTTAGCATCTACTGGAGCAATATCTTTGAGTCCAGTTACTGCTTTGGGGTGGGAGCTAGAGCTAGACTTTACAATAGCAACTATCGGAGCAACTGGAGACATTTGCACAAATGGAAATTTTGCATATAATAGAGACACAGGAAGTCTGGAGGGTTTTGTTTTTCAAGACGTACAACCTATAGACACAACCTCAGCAAATACGCTAGACATCACAGTAGAATGGGGTCAAGCTAAAACCCAAGACCAAATATACAGCGCAAACTTTGTACTATTTAAAACTTACTAAGAATGGCAGACGAAAAAATAAGTTTAGAACTATTTATTGAGGCAGACAAAGCTAGCATGACTCTAGGAGACTTAGAGGATGGCTACGAACAGTTAAGTGACAAAATTAAAAAAGTCAATAGAAGCACAGACGCAGGCAAAAAAGAATTTAAAAGGCTTGCGACTCAAATGGCTCAAACTAGTGCAGAAATTAAAAACATGGAGCTATCCTTCGAAGGACTAGACAGAGAACAGGTAGCCTCAGAAATCGGATCAGTGGCGGGTGCAGTGGGAGACTTAACAACCTCATTTATCTTATTAGGAGGCGAGTCTGAAACAATGGAGGAAGTAGGTAGGAATATCGAAAAGGCTATTATGGTTTCTATGGGTTTAAAGGGAGCTATTGAAGGTATTAGTTCGGCTAGAAAACTTTATAACAACCTATTAGAAAAAGGAACTTTTGAACAGATAAAAGACACTATAGCTCTAAAGAAGTCCACAGCAGCTAAGTGGATAGCATCTACTGCACAAAAAGCCTATGCAACTATTACAGGGGTTTTAACTGGAAAGATTAAAATAGCAACAGTAGCACAAAAAGTTTTCAATGCTGTTTTAAAAGCCAATCCTATTGGTATTTTAATTACAGTTATAGCAGCAGCAGGAGCAGCCTTTTTAGCTTTTGCAAAAGACACATCTAAAGCAGCTAAGGAGCAAAAAGCATTAAGCGATAGTTTAGAAGCTGTTTCTGGAGAGTTAGAAAGTGTTTACGAAGAAGTTAATCAAGTAGAGAACGCTTTTGATTTAGCTAGAAAGGGAGTAATAAGTAAAGAGGAGGCTTTAAAAACTTATAACGAAACAGTAGGACAAACAATAGGGGAGGCAGAAACTTTAGAAGAGGCTGAATCTCGCTTCGATAAAAACACAAAAGCATATATTGAAGCAGCTACTGCAAGAGCGCAAGCTCAGGAACTTATTAAGATGGCAGCTCAAGAGCAAACAGAGGCACTGCTAGCAAGCGAGGAGGATAATAGAGCATGGTACGAGAGTGCCGTTGGCTTTCTTAATGATGCAGGAGCAGCAGTAGCAGACTACAGTACTTTAGGGTTTTTTGAATTAAGTGAAGCAAGTGATAAATTAAACGAGAAAATAAATGATGCTGCTACTGAAAGGCTAATAAACGAGAAGCAAGCAAATGCACTTTCTTATAAAGAACTAGCTAAGAGTTTAAGTGAGAAAGTTGCTTTAATTGAGGAAAACAATAACTTTGTAACAGAATCAGATAAAGAGGCGGAAAAAGCAGCAGCAGCAGCAGCAAAAGCCAAAGCAGATGCCGATAAGAAGAAATCAGAAGAAAGAAAGAAGCGCAGAGAAGAAGAAAGAAAACAACTTATAGAAGATGCAAAAGCCTTAGCAGAATTTGAGGAGGAGCAAGCTAGATTAAAGATACAATTAATTCAAGACGAAGGAGAAAGGGCAAGAGCAGAAATAGAATATAATACCCAGTTAGAACTTGAGGCACTAGAGCAGAAAGGGTTACTTACTTTTGATGCTGAAATGCTTATAGCTCAAAAGAAGCATAAAGCACTAGCAGAATTAGACAAAGCAGAGGAGGATAAAAGACTCGCAGCAGAGATTGAAGCTCAAGCAAAAAGAGACGAATACGAAAAACTATTATTCGATGCTAAAATAGCAAATGAGCAAGACGAAACAGAAAGACAAAAGCTACAAATAGAGGAGGACTTTCAAAACAACTTAGCAACTTTAGAGGAGCAAGGTCTATTAACTACAGAGCTAGAAATAGAACTAACAATGGCTAAAGAAACAGCTCTAGGAGAAATTAAGCAACAAGCAACAGATGAAGATTTAGCGAGAATAGAAACAGTAAGACAAGCAAATTTAGAAGCTACTCAAGAAAGGCTAGAAAGTGCCAACCAAATAATAGGAGCTATTTCATCTTTAAATAGCGCAGCACTAGAAACAGACTTAAAGAATGCAGGAGATAACGAGGCTAAAAAAGAGCAATTAAGAAAGGCAAGTTTTGAACGTGAAAAGAAACTAAACATAGCAATGGCTTTAGTAAATGGCGCACAGGCTCAAATGTCTATATTAGCACAAACACCTAAAGCAGATTTTGGAATAGCTACAGCTATAGCAATGGCAGCAGCAGCAGTTACAACTATAGCACAGATAGCAGCAATTAAAGCAACATCTTATCAAGGTGGAGGCAGTCCTGTAACCTCAGAATCGCAAAATGTAAGTGCAGATGGAGCAGGAGCAGCAGGAGGAGGAGCAGCTATTACTCCAGTAACCAACACTAGCACTATCTTAGGCAATCAACAAGTATTTGTAACTGAAACAGACATAACCAACACACAAAACAATGTAAGCGTAATAGAAGAAAGCGCAACTTTTTAAAATATAATACAATGGAAAAAATAGAAGTATTTGAATTAGTAATAGACACAGACGATGAAAGCGGAGTAACTGCTATAGCTTTGGTAGATCAACCTGCAATAGAATCTAATTGGATGGCATTTAGCAAACAATCAGAGTATAAGTTTAATGTAAAAGACGAGGAGAAAAGAATCATAGAAGGCTACTTTATGGTTGCCGATTTACTTATCCCACGAATCGGAGAGAATGGCGAAAAGTTCTTTGTTAAATTCTCAGCTAAGACTATTGAGCAAATAAGAGAAAAGCAAAGCAGACTAGGACTGACTAACAATTTTAATCTTATGCATGATCCTAGACAAATTGCGGAGGGGGTTTATATGCTAGACAACCTTATAATAGACAATGAACGCGGAAAGGTAGCTCCTAAGGAATTTGAGAAAGTGCCTAACGGTAGTCTATGGGGTTCTGCTAAAGTTGATAATGACGAAATATGGAATTCTATAAAGGCAGGAGAGTTCAAAGGCTTTAGCGTAGAAGGTATGTTTAAGCAACTTGAGCCAGTCGAAATGGACGAAAATTTAATTAATAAAATAAGGGAAACAATACAAGACTTTGAAAAAAGTATATATGACAATGTACAAGTAACAAATAAACAAACAATAGATAATATGAGTAAAGAAACTTTAGACAAAGTAAAGAGCTTAATTTTTGGCGAAGAAACAAAAGAAGTAGAAGCAGAAGCTACTCCAGAAGTAACTGAAATTAAGTTAATGGCTGCTGAGTTAGCAGATGGCACAATGATTAACATAGACCCTGCTTTAGAAGTTGGTGCAATGGTAACCGTAGAAGTAGAGGGCGAAGTAGCTCCAATGCCTAACGGAGACTATCCACTAGCAGATGGTACAGTAGTAACAGTAATGGAAGGAGCTATTACAGACATCAAAGAAGTAGAAGCAGAGGAAGAGGAAGAAATGGAAACAGAAGCAACTCCTGAGCCTGTAGCTGAAACAGTAACAGAGGCTAAGATTAGAAAGATTATCGAATCTACTGAAACTGTATTTAATGAGCAATTCGCAAAACTTACAGAGGAGTTAGAAACTGTAAAAGCAGAGTTTGCTAAATACAAAGCAGAAGCAGACACAAAAGAGAAAGCTATGTTTTCAGCAGTAGAGGAGTTAGCTAATGAGTCTAGCGTAGCACCAATTAAGAAAAAAAGAAGCGGAGTAATTTCTCCAAAGAAAAAATCAATTTTTACAAAATAAATAATAAAAAAGAATAATTATGGCATTTGATTTAAGCGCACTAAGCGCATACATAGAAGACCAAGACTTTCCATTGATTGCGCAGATGCAAGCGACTGGAGGACTAGCAGAAGTAGCAGACATCCAAACAGGAATTAAAGGTAGCTCAAACTTACAGTTTTTATCTACAGATGTTGTCTTCGGTTCAGACTCTTGTACTAGAACTGGAGCAGACACAACTACATTCTCACAAAGAACTATCACAGTAGGACCTATTGCAGTTTCAGAAGATTTATGCATTAAAGACCTTAATGGATACTGGGCGCAAGTTCTAGTAAAGAAAGGAGCAGCAGGAGAAGAAGAAATGCCTGCAGAGATTGAAGCGGTATACATGGAAAAGAAAATGAACGCTTTACAGAATGCTTTAACTGTAGCAGATTTTCAAGGAGACACAGCTTCAGGTACTAACAACCTATCCTACTACGATGGTCTTTTGAAAATTGTAGATGCAGGAGCAGCAGTAGATGGTAACACAGGAGCAGTAACGGAAGCAACTGGAATCTCTAGCTCTAACGTACTAGACATCTTGGATGGTATGTGGGAGTCTATTCCTGACAATATCTCTGAAGCAGATGACCTTTCATTATGGGTTCCTACATCAGTTTACAAGAAGTATGTAGTAGCACTTAAAAACGCTAACTTATTCCACTACTCAGGAGATGGCGAGCAAGTAAGACTTTACGGTACTAACGTAGCTTTACGTTCTACTGTAGGATTGCCAGGAGCAGCAGGAGACGAAAGAATGATTTTAACTAGAAACTCTAACGTAGTTATTGGAATGGATGGAGATGCTGACGAAGACGCAATGTCTGTGAGATTAGACCCAGTATCTGAGAAGAGCATTTTCTTCGATGTTACTTTCAAAAGAGGAGTACAAGTAAGATTCCCTGACGAAGTTGTAGAATTTACATTAGTACCTTAAGAGTACTTTAACAATTAACTAAGAGAGGGGTGGGTAAAAAGCCTTACCCCTTTTTTTATAAACATTAAAAAAAATATATAAGATATGGCATGTGCATTAACACAAGGAAGAGCAATAGACTGTCGTAATAGTGCAGGGGGTATCCAAGAGGTACTAATTGCTAACTTTGAAAATATTACGATAGACAGTACAGCAGCAGGAGTATTAACAGGCTTAACTCAAGCAGCAGCTACTAGTTTTTACCAATATTCTTTAGAGAAAGAAAACGGTTCATTAATTGAAACTCATACTGGAAGTTTAGAGAACGGTAGTAACTTTTACGATTCAGTATTAGACTTTAATACTAAGAACTTAACAGCATCAGAAAACCAAGAATTAACTCTTGTAGACCAATCTAGATTGTTCGTTATTGTCAAAGATATGAATGATAAGTACTGGACAGTAGGAGCTTATTTTGGAGCAGATAAATTAACAGGAACGTCTGTAACTGGAGCAGCATTTGGAGACCACAATGGCTACACTTACAGTATAACGGCTAAAGAAAAATTACGAATGTTAGAAGTAGATTCTACTGTAATTGCAGGCTTAACTATCGGTTAAAAATAACCTATAAAATTAGAGAGAGGGTAGCTTTTTGTTACCCTTTTTTTATGTTTTATTATTTTTTTTATACAACTAATAAAAATTTTTACAATAGATAATATGGAACTAAAAAAGGAGTTTTTAAACGGAGGTACAGTTTACCATAAAACGGTAGGACATGTTACCATAGTAAACGATAAAAATGAGTTTGCTAAATACAAAAAATTGGGCTTAGATGTTTTCAAAGTGGAAAAGAAAAAGAAGGAAAAGAAAGAAAAAGCAGATTCTGAATAATGCCGATTTTGATAAACGAAAATACGACAAGCAATCTAACTTTAACACTAAAGGAAAAGAGTACACTATCTACTCCCGTTTATTTATTTCAGTTTAGAAATGTAACCGAGAAAGTAAGTTACTATTGTATAATGGCAGACACTAGCTTATTCAAAGATAGGTATAATGAGTTTACTTTTACAGAGGGTACAGACTCGCCACTAGCAGGAGAGCTTATTCTAGGCGCAGGAGGACAATACGAATATTTTGTTTATGAGCAAACCTCAACAACAAACTTAGATCCTACTTTAGCAACAGGACTAGTAGAAAGTGGCTTAATGGACTTAGAGCGTGCTAGTACTACCTATAATCAGCACGACATAGACATAACCTATAAAACACATCAGGTAACATGATGAACAAAGAAAATATTTTAATCTTTAATTTTGAAGCTAACAAGCCTCCAGTATTTAAAGAGGAAAGGGGAAAGGAGTATATTGTTTATGGAACTGAAGCACCTTACAAAAATTTATACCCTGACTATTTAGTAGAGTTATACAATACCTCAGGAAAGCACAATAGTATTATTAACGGTAAGACTAATTACATAAGTGGTCGAGGGTGGAAAGTAGATGAAACAGTAAGAACTTTGGAGGACAGAGTTAAGCTAGAAAACTTTATTAACCACGTAGGTAATGACTCGCTTTTTGAACTTACTAAAAAAATTGTAAAAGATAACGAGCTATTTGGTGGTTATGCTTTAGAAGTAATTGTAACGAAAGATGGCAAAGGACTTATCATTAATCATATTGACTTTGGAGACATTCGCGTAGGAGTAGAGGAGGACACTTATTTTTACACTAGCGATTGGGCAGCAAAGAAGCCAACTAATAACGAGGACTTTGAAACCTTAACCTCATTCCCTTTCGATGGCTCTGCTGTAAAAGGCGAAAGATACATTTGTTATTACAAGTCTTACAGACCAAACTTAAAAGAGTACCCTTTACCAAATTACATAAGCGGTATAAATTACATTTCTGCCGACTATGAAATATCCAATTATGTTCTAAACAACTGTAAATCAGGCTTTAGTGGTGGTGTAGTTTTTAATTTCCATAATGGTCAACCTACTCAAGAGGCTCAAGCATACATAAAGAAGCAGATTAAAAATAAGCATCATGGTAGCAATAACGCAGGCGAGCCTATAATTATTTTTGACGATGGAAAGGACAAAGGAGTTGATATAATACCAGTTAGTCCAAACGGTCAAGATGACAAGTTTATTAACTTAAACAAACAAGTACAAGACGAGATATTCACAGCACATGGAGTAGATGCTTCTGTATTTATTAAAACAATAGACACAGGGTTTAGCAATAACGCAGACGAGTTAAGGGTAGCAATAGAGGCAATGAATAGCAGTTACATTGAGCCTAACCAAATAATGTACGAAAAGCTATTTAATGACTTTGCTTTATTATTGGGAATGCCGAGCGGTCTAAAAATAGAAAAGATAGCACCTATAAAAGTACAAATATCAGAGAGTACTTTAGTTTCTGTATTAACTACTGACGAAATAAGAGAACTTGCAGGATACAAGCCTTTAGAAAAGCCTTTACAAAAGAAAACAGAGCAAGCATTTAGCGAAGATGAGGAGCTTATTTGGGAAGCTTTAAGTAAGTTAGGCTACCACGATGACGAGCTAGAAGTAATAAGCGAAAAGGAGTTAGACTATAACCCTTTTGACTTTGCCGACATAGGAAGTATAGACAGCCAAGTTATAGACATTATTAAGGCTAACCCTAAAACAACGGTAGAGGAGATAGCGCAGCAAGTAGGCGAAACAGAAGCAGAAGTAAGACAAAGAATCTTAAGGCTAATAAGGAACGGTTTTTTAGACCCTCAAAAGACACAGATAAAAGTAACTGAGGAGGGAGAAGAAGAAGTATCCGAGATTATAACAGTTTACAAATATGCTTTAAGAGCAGACTTAACAGGCTCTCCTATAATTGCAGGCACTAGAGACTACTGTAGAGAAATGCTAAGACTAGGTAAAAGCTACACTAGAGAGGAGTTACTAGGTATGGTTAATGACTTTGGACAAAGCACCTTTAAACATAGAGGTGGATGGTGGAATAGAAACGGTAATAGAGTGCCTTACTGCCGACATGTCTGGTCTAGTAGAACAGTTAGAGTTAAAAAAGATGCTTAGTAGTTACCAAAGATTAAAATTTAAAAAGGACTTAGCTGTCAAAGTAGCTGACGAATTAAAAGAGGATATAGAGTTTATTATAATGCGACCACATAGCAAAAGAGCAAAAGCAATAAGAAGGGAAGTAAAAGAGAAACACAATGGCTAGAACATTACTTATAGATATGGACTACATAAAGGATAACAGTATCCTAGATGACAATGTAGACGAAAGGCTCATGGTAGATGCGCTCTGGACTGCTCAAAGGGAGTACATAAAGCCGATTCTAGGCACTAACTTATTTGATGACATTATAGCAAAGGCAGGAGCAGGAACGCTAGCAGGAAACGACTTAATTTTAGTTAATACTTATATAGCACCTTGCTTATTAAAATACTTAGTATTTGAGATGACACCGATATTAGCATACAAGTATAGAAATAAAGGAGTAGTACAACAGAACTCAGAGAATAGTCAAGTAACCTCTTTCGATGACCTTAACCATTTATTAAACAGATGGAGAGATAAAGCGGAGATGTTTGCCGAAGATATAATTAATTACCTTGTAGCTAACCATACACTATTTCCTTTATATACAAGTAACTCTGAAACAGATGACATCTACCCTGCAAACTCTGCTTTTACTGGTGGCTTATACTTGGGCAATGGTAAGAATAGAGGCACAGGCTTTGACTACCTTAGAGATTGTTGTAACGATTAAAACATGGCAAAAAATAAAGTAAAGAAATTTAGTATAGTTGATAGAAAGTTAAAAAAGTTTAGAGATGAAAATCACGTACAATCAAATGATAAAAGAGTTTCAAGACTTTGCAACAGCTCACAAACAAATAAATGAGTTTGGCAACGGAGATCTCTGGGAAGTAGTACAGCACGACTCTCTACTTAAAGACTTTAACTATCCGCTTTTATTTGTGCAAGACAGCCCTGCAACTATTGGGAATGGTTTTATTACTAACGGTTTTAATATCCTTGTAATGGATAAGGCTAACGAGGGAACGGTTGAAACAGAGGTTAAAAGCGATACCTTACTAATCTTATTAGATACGATTGCATATTTTGAAAAGCTCTATACAGATAATTGGAAGTTTGTAAGCATAGAAAAGACTGGAAGTATCTCTAGCTTTACAGAGAGATTCGATGACACATTAACAGGGTGGACAATGTCCATGCAACTTAAACAACCATTACAATACGATGAATGCCAAATACCACAAAATTAATAAATAAATAAAATGACAAACTCAGGAGAACTAATAGCAATTAACGGAGTCGTAGTAATAAACGACACAGCAGAGAAAGTACTAAATTCAGATAGTTATTACGTAGCAGAGGACACAGTAATAGCTAGACTAGAGGTAAATGGAGACGATGCTACGGATGTACTAGCAGATTATATCACAACCCCTGCAACTGGAGTAAAGGCAGGAGTACTAATAACACCACAAAAAGGAGACTACTTTAGCGCAATAACTTTAACTAGTGGCTCAGTAGTAGCTATCTTAAAATAGGTCTATGTACGGATACGGATATAGATATAATAGCGGTCTAGTAGTAGGCGCAGGCGGTGGCGCACCTTTCGTCAATACTTATTCCACTGAATATGATGGAGTGGGCGATTATATTGATACGGGAAGTACTAAGTTTTCTGGGGCATCTGCATTTAGTATTTCAATGTGGGCTAATTTTAGCTCATTGTCGGGAAATAACCCTATTGTTAGTAATTGGTTTAGCGGAGTGACTAATTACATTGTAAGGTATAGCAGTACTAAATTACAGTTTTACATCTCCACTACTGGAGGGGTAGCTAAAGTAACAGAGTACGTATTTACTCCGACGTTGTCGACTTGGTACAATATTATATGCATATACAACGGTAGCAATATAGCTATATACATTAACGGAATGCAGCAAGGTACACCAACTGCAATAACGGGAACAGTATTAGCTAACACAAATAACTGTTTGATAAGCAAAAGAGGTACAGAACATTTTAGCGGGATAGTTGATGAGGTATCATATTTCGACAGAACATTAACACCAACAGAAATAATAAGCATTTCAGCAGCACCAACAGACTTAACAGACCTTAGTCCTATATCATGGTATAGATTCGAGGAAGGAATGGGAACAACTGCAATAGATAGTGGAAGCGGTGGAAACAATGGAACTTTAATTAACGGAGTATCTTACTCTACAAATGTACCTTAAATGAGAACATACGCAGTAATAGACATAAAAGATTTAGACTTAATAGACTTTACACAGATAGAGGAAACATCACGCGAAACTATTAGAAAGTCTTTAGATAACACTCAATTTGTAATTAAATGGCAAGAGGGATACGAGCCTACTTTTATTGCAGATGGTACAGTTATACCAGTTGGAATATACACGCATAGCGAAGCGATAGAATTAATGAATACGCCTGCATGGAGTGAACCAATAGAAACAATTTAAACAATAGACAGAATGGAGGGGATGGAGGCAACTTTTATTTTAAAGGATGTTATTTACATAGTTGTGGGAGTTGGGTCTGCTTTAGGCTTTTACTGGAAGATGGTAATGAGTGACAAAAGCCAAGAGGAAAAAATAAAACAGATGCGAAAAGACATAGAGAAAAACGAGTCGGTAATGTTTAAGAAGTTCTCAGGTATTCACTCTAGGTTTGAAAAGACAGAGGAAAAAACTAAACAAGAATTCAATACTATTAATGCTGAGATTAACGAAGTAAAAATAGGCATATCCACAATTAACGGAAAGTTAGACATTTTAATAAACAAGTAATGAAACAAAAACTAGTTATACTATTAGATGCAGGGCATGGAGGTATTATAGATGGAAAATATCAAACATCAGGCAAGCGTTCTCCAAAATGGGATGATGGTTCTCAGTATTTTGAAGGTGTAGGAAACCGCCAGATAAGAGATATACTTTACTTATTGCTAGTTGAGGCAGGATATACAGTACACAAAATAGCAGATAGTCAAAAAGACATTTCGCTAAGAGACAGAGTAAAAGAAGCAAACGAGTACTGCAAAAAGTACGGAGCTATTAACTGCCTTTATATATCTATTCACTCAAACGGTTTTAGCAAAGAGTCTGCTCATGGGTGGGGGGTTTATACCTCAATAGGAGAAACAAAAAGCGATATGTATGCGACTAAGCTATATAAAGAAGCTGAGAAGAAATGGGAAGGCGAAAAGTTTAGGAAAAGTTACTCCGATGGAGACCCTGACAAAGAAGCTAACTTTTATGTTTTAAAGCACACTAAATGCCCTGCAATACTTTCTGAAAATTTCTTTATGACAAATGAGCGCGAATGTAAAAAGTTCTTATTATCAGAGCAAGGTAGAATAGACATTGCGGAGGTACATTTTAATATGATTAACAATTTATAATAAACACAATGGAAAGATTATTTAAAACAGGAATAGTAACAACTTTAATGGGTTTAACTATCCTAAGTATAGCAGTATCTTTATACATAAGCAAAGGGCATACAGAAACAGAAGCAGGAGCAGTAGCTGCACTAGGCATCTTATTACTTAGAGCTAAAGATAGTTTAATAGGTCTTACTAAAAAATGAGAATAATACTACTTATATGTATTTTTTTAATATCCTGCAATCCACAAAACAGACTTAACCGTAAAGTAAAGAGAGCAGAGAACTATGCCTATAAGCATGGCTTAGTTATAAAGGACACTATCAAGGTAGTTGATACTGTTATAATAGAAAGTTATATACACGACACTACAGCGACTATAATAAAGCATGATAGTACTATTGTAGTAAACAATGAGAAAGTCTTTTTAAGGTACTTTTACGACACCCTGAGACAAGAGATATACCACGAGGTCGAATGTAAAGGAGACACTATTGTAAAAGAGGTACTAGTGCCAGTCGATAAGGTCAAAGTAATAGAAAAGGATAATAGGTATATGATAGTTTTAATTGTAATACTAGCTGCTTTGTTCTTTGTTGTTTTGAGGAGAAATTATGTAGCTTAGTTTTTAGTATATTTGCAACTATGGAAAACAGAAACGCTCGAAGATTACGACTAAAGAAAGATGAATTTGACCTTATCCAAAACTACAGACGAATAAAAGAAGAGAGTATATCAGCAGGGATAAACCCCGACGATGTTAAACATGGATGGTTCAAAACAGATAAGAGTAGTCTATTCTTTAAAAACCCTAACTTTAAAACAGAAGCAAAAAACAAATTTGCTGAGGACTTAATAAAAGAGTTACAAGAATACTCTCCAAAGTACCCAACTATAAAGCGAAGCAAGTCAAAGGACGGGCATTTATTAGTGTTAGATCCTGCAGATATTCATGTAGGTAAGCTATGCTCTATATTAGAAACAGGCAAAGAATACAATCAACAGATAGCAGTTAGACAAGTAAAGGAGGGTGTACAAGGCATCTTAGACAAGTCTAGTGGGTTTAATATTGACAAGATTAACTTTATAGCAGGAAACGACATACTGCATACAGACACGCCTAAAAGAAATACTACAAGTGGAACTCCTCAGGATACAGATGGGATGTGGTATGAGAACTTTTTAAATGCTAAGAGGTTGTATGTTGAGGTTATTGAGCAGCTTATTCAGATTGCAGATGTACACTTTACTTTTAACCCTAGTAATCACGATTACATGACTGGGTTCTTTTTAGCTGATGTAATTAAAACACATTTTCGACATTGTAAAAACATAACTTTTGATTGTAGTATAGCACACCGTAAATACTTTAAATACCATAAAAATTTAATAGGTACGACTCATGGCGATGGAGCAAAGAACCAAGACCTACCTTTACTAATGGCAACCGAAAGACCTATACTCTGGAGTGAAACAGACTACCGTTATGTTTATACTCATCATGTACACCATAAAAACGCAAAGGACTACATAGGAGTAACTGTAGAAAGTTTACGAAGTCCATCTCCTGCGGATAGTTGGCACGATAGAAACGGTTATGTTTCTAAACAAGCGATAGAAGGTTTTATACATCATAAAGAGAACGGACAAATAGCACGATTAACACATTATTTTAAATGACAAGGATAGAGCTTTCAGATGACGAAATAGAGTACAGTACTTACTTTCCGATCCAAGACCCTCACGACATTATGCACAGCTTTGAGGAAATGGTAAGAATGTACACACAAGCAGAGATTGAAGTTGATAATTATATTATAGAAAGAGCAAAAGAAATAAATATTAAAAAGAGTAACTAAAATAAAAGTAGTATATTTGAACTTTCGTAGTTTAGTTTAGTTTGGAAAGGGAGTTAACATTCATTTGTTAGCTCTTTTTTTTGTGCCTAATTAAAAAAAAGTCCTTCAAAATTTTTTTATTCCAAAAGTTCTATTTAATATTGTTGAAAACTTTTAAACTATAACACTATGGAAACATCATTTAACAAAATTTGCAAAAGTATTGCAACATTAAAAACAGAGTCTCAATGTGTAGCTATTGAGTCAATGATTAAGACCTTTAAAGAAAAGTACAAACGAGAAGGACACGAGTACTCCTATATTTTAGTAGGAGCTTTATTAATGGCCAAACAATTAAAATTTAACTAATGAAAGTAAAACTAACCCACTCACTACATGAGATGCAAAAAATAAATAAAGACCTTTACGAAGTATTTACTACTGATTTTTGGGATAATGGAACTTACACTATTAAAGACATCTCACACCACGCGACAGAACGCGAAGCAATAGAACAGAAACTAATTAATAAACATAAAAACGAAAACAAATGAAAAATTTATTCAAAGCATTGGCAGACTTTCAAAATGAAGTGCCAACTATCCACGAAGAAACAAAAGGGTTTAACTACACTTACTCAAACCTTAATTCTATTTTCAAAGTAATTAAACCACTATTAAAAAAACATGGCTTAGGCTTCTATCAAAATTTAGACGCACGTAGTTTAGTTACTACAGTATTCCATGTAGAAAGCGGAGAGCAAATACAAAGCAGCTCAGACATTCCACACGTAACTCTTAAAGGAATGAATGACTATCAAACTTTAGGAAGTGGAGTAACTTACTTGAGAAGATATAGCCTTTCTACTATACTAGGACTTATCACAGACAAGGATGTAGATGCTTGCGGTACTCAAGAGCCTAAGCAAAAAGAAAAGATAACAGACGGCAACCTTTCGGGAATGATGCTAAAGGCTAGTATAGGAGATTTAAGAACTATAATAAAAGACTTTGACTTAACAAAAGATCAACATAGCCGAGTTACGGAAATGGGTAAAAAACTAAAAGCTAAATAACATGGAGACTATATTAAGAAACGAACTAGAAACAGCAGAGAAAAGAATAATAGTACTAGAAAGCACTATAGAAGCATACAAAGGTTTAGTCAAGGCGCAGCAGACTCGCATAGAACAATTAGAAAAGTCTCACGCTTTTGAATTAGAAAACTATTATATAAAGAAATAACAAATAAAACTAAAATTATGAAAATTAGAAGTTCAGCACTAGGAAAGATTATGACAAACCCTAGAAAAAAGACAGAGGTATTGTCAGCAACTTGCAAGACCTATATTAAGGAATTAGTAAAAGAGGACTTATTCGGCTACAAGTCTACAATAGACAGTAAATACTTAACCAAAGGTATAGACATGGAGGACACCTCTATAGACCTTTACAATGAGGTACATGGCACTTTATATCTAAAGAACACAGAAAGGCTAGAGAACGAGTTTATAACAGGAGAATGTGATATAAACGCAGAGGATAAAATAATAGACATTAAAAGCTCTTGGAGTTTAGAGACATTCCCTGCATCTCCTGAAGATATTGACGCAGTTAAAACTGGATACGAATGGCAACTTAGGTCATATATGTGGCTTTACGATAAGCCTAAAGCAGAACTTGCTTACTGCATGGTTAGTACTCCTGACTACTTATTAAAAGAATGGGATAACTGGGATATACACAAAGTAGATAAACACGATCCATTTTTAAGAGTTACTACTATTAGTTTTGAAAGGGATACAGAAAAGGAGGAACTTATAGCTCAAAGAGTAAAAGACTGTAGAGAGTTCTACAATGAGTACAAAGATTCTATTTTAAACAAACAACCAATACTAAGCGAATGAGAAAGGAGGATAGAGATAAACCCTATATTTATAAAGTGAGAAATGAGAAAGGCAGACTAGAGGAGTACTCTAGATACTACAAAACTAAAAGAGAAGCCTTAGACTGGTACAATAAACATGGTAAATGGCTAGAGAAACACTTTAACAGAAAATTAATATTAATAGACACAGACATAAACTTATTTACTTATATAAAACATTATGATAACATTACTAAGAACATTAACAAAGAAATCCTATCTTAAATTTGGAAGGTATTATGATATGAGAGTTGGCGATTTATTAATAAGGCAACAGCACAGGATATTGAGATTTTATTATTTTACTTGTGATAAAATAACTTTCGTTGATGAAATTCTTGACGAAATAAATATTCCAGAAGATTTTAGAATTGAAAAGCCTGGTAAAAATCCAGAATTAAATTATGAATTAAATGAAATACACAATTCTAATATGTCGTATAAATCGAAAAGACACTTTGAAAAGATAAAAAAGTATTCAAACCTAGCAGAACATAGAAAAATAAAACATAAAGAAGCGCGTTCAAAGGGCGGTCTGCGTGATGCAAATCAAGGTAAAAGAAATTTTTAAAACTAAAAACTATGTATCAAGCCCACTATTTAACGGACAAAGGAATTAAAGCCTATTTAAGAACAGTAGACGAAGAACTCTACAGAAAACACAAACAAATGTATTTAAATCACGATAAACATATAGACAATATATGCAGAATAATATTTGCATATTTTGATGTGCCACTAGAAAAGATTAAGGCAAAGAATAGACAAGCTCAGATAATAAGAGCTAAACAATTTACTGCATACTTTTTAAGGCGCGAAGTTAGAAGAATAACCCTGACAGAGATTGGGCAAGTATTCGACTTAGATCATGCAACAGCTTTGCATTCTATTAGTAAAATAAAAGGATTAATAGAAGTAGACAAAGAATATAGAAACTATCACAATGAACTATGTACTAAACTAATGGACTTATATAGATAAAAATTAGTATATTTGTAACCAATTTAAAAACAATAAATTATGGAATTAGAAGTAAAAGGAACTATTGAAACAATAGGCGAAACAGTAGAAGGAGTAAACAAGGCAGGAGACAACTGGCAAAAGTTAACCTACACACTAACCACAGAAGAACAGTACAATAATCTTTACGCGTTTGAAGTATTCGGCAAGGATGCTAGTACAATGTTTAGAAAGTTTAACAAAGTGGGTGATAAGGTAAGCGTAAAATTTAATGTGAATACTAATGAGTGGAAAGGCAAATACTACACGACTTTGCAGTCTTGGAGATGCACAAAAGACGATGCTCAGGCTACAGCGCAAGAGACTGTACAAGCTACGACAGAGGATGACTTACCCTTTTAGGAAGGTAATAGATTTATTTTTAAATAATGGGTATAGTAGAAAAGGGAGTTCTTAATTGAGTTCCCTTTTTTTTATCGTCGTACTCTTAGACCCTATGTTTCCTACAAATCCGCGCTTCGTCACTTTTTTTTGCCTATGAGAGATTTTCATAAAGTGAAAGTTACAACTAAAATATTTTTTTCTGCAAATCTACGACGAAGTGACGTAAATATTTTAAAAGCTAATGCTATCAAAGGATGTAGGCACGTCACTTTAAAAAATGAATCGACGTAAATAAAAATAAAGCGCGGAAAGTATTTTATGTTAAAAAAAAGTATTATATTTGTGCTTCAAGTGACATAGGAACTCACAAACATTGTTAAAAATCCTTATCTTAGAATGCCTATCCTATGTGGCTACTTTGATAGGGATTTTTTATTTTAAATAATATGGAGAAAATAACAGTTTATAAAAGTTTATTTGATTCTAAAGGAGTAGCTTTTTATATTACAATAGACCAAGCTCTGGAAAGAGTTAAAATAGGAAAGTCTAAAGAGCTTATTCAAAAGATTAGAAAGGAATCTAATAAAGAGAAAAGAAACAAACTAAAAGAGAAATGTATTTGTGTTTTGTTTAATGGAGAGTTCAGCTCTAGGAATGATAACAGCTTAGTTAATCATTCGGGTTATTGTGTTTTAGATTTTGATAATTTTGAAAGTAAAAAGGTTTTAAAAGAACAAAAAGAACTATTAAAAAAAGATAAGTATATTTATTCTGTTTTCGTTTCTCCTTCGGGTAATGGCTTAAAAGCATTGGTGAAAATACCCAAATGCACAAAAGAAGAACATCCTCTTTATTTTAATGAATTAAAAAAGCATTTTAATAGTAAGTATTTTGATGCTGCAAATAAAAATGTGAGTAGAATATGCTATGAGTCTTATGATAGTGATATTTATATTAATAAAGATTCTGAGCTGTGGGATAAAATAGAAGTAAAAGAAGGATATAACTATATTGAAAGAGTGCCAACTATTCCAGTAAACGATGAAGCTAGAATAATATCTTTAGTTATGAAATGGTGGGAGTCAAAATACGGAATAATAGAAGGACAAATAAATAATAATTTGTTTATCCTAGCTTCTGCTTTTAATACTTATGGAGTACATCAGTCTACCTCTATTGATTACATGATAACTCAATTCAATCTATCTAATAAGATTAATGAAGTAACCAATATAAATAGAAGCGCTTACTCTAAAGTAGGAGATTTTAAAACAAAGTATTTCGAAGATGCAAAAGCCATAACAGATGTAAAGAGAAAGCTATCCAATGGAGTTAGTAAAATAGAAGTAAAGGAGGAGCTATTAAAAAGAGTGCAGCCATTAGAAGCAGATAAGATAATATCAGAGATAAAAGAAACAATAGAGAATTTTTGGAGTATATCCGTTAATAAGCAAGGAGTAACAAAAGTAAATATTAACAATGCAGATTTTAAAATATTCCTACAGTCGAAAGGATTTTTTAAGTACTATGCCGAGAAGTCAGAAACTCCGATTTTTGTTAGGGTAAAATCGAATATAGTTTCCAATTCTAGCGTAGAAAAAATGAAAGACTTTGTACTAGACTACGTAGAGGATTTAAAGCTGTGGGATGTTTGGAACTATCTTACTAGCTCTGTGAAGTTTTTTAAAGATTCATACCTTAATATGTTAGATAGTATTGACTTAAAGATGTTACAGGATACTAAAGATAATTCGTTCATATATTATTCTAATGGAGTAGTTGAGGTAACTAAAAAAAGTATAGAGTTAATTGACTACGTGGATATAGATGGTTACATCTGGGAAAACCAAATAATAAAAAGAGATTTTAACAAAAGCAAAGATATTGATAACGACTTTAAGGACTTAGTTTCCAAAGTTTCAGATAATAACAAGGATAGAAAGGACTCACTAGAAAATACGATAGGTTATTTAATGCACAGCTTTAAAGATAAGACAGACCAAAAAGCTATAATATTAAACGACCAAGAGATAAACGACGACCCGAATGGGGGGAGTGGTAAAAGTTTAATGTTGACTGCAATAGGTTATTTTAAGAAAGTAGTCAAAATAGATGGTAAAAGTTTCGACCCTTCTCGCTCTGACTTTGTATATCAAAGGGTAGATATTGACACGCAAACTCTAGCATTTGATGACGTAAAAAAGAACTTTAATTTCGAGAACTTATTTAGCTTAATTACAGAAGGGATAACAGTAAATAGAAAAAACAAAGATGAAATATTTATTCCATTTGAACGCTCTCCGAAAGTTATAATAACTACTAACTACGTAATAGATGGAGCTGGTAATTCGCACGATAGGAGGAGGCACGAAATAGAGTTTAATCAATTCTTTAACGGTAATCATACTCCACTAGATGAATATGGTAAGCTGTTATTTGATGAGTGGGATTCTAACGAGTGGGTGAGCTTTGACAATTACATGATTAACAACCTTCAAAAGTTTTTAATTAATGGATTGACTAGCACAGTATCAATTAATGCAGACGTCAAAAGATTTATACAAAGCACTAGCAAAGATTTTTACGACTGGATAGAGGATGGAAACTTAAAGCCAAATGTAAAATATTATAATACAGAAAAGAAAGAGGAGTTTATAAAAGAATATAAAGAATTTACTAATCTATCTGGTAGAGCTTTTTTATTATGGGTGCAAAAGTGGTGCAACTTAAAAGGGTACACTTTAGATAAAAGAAGGGATAGCTCTAGGTATTTTGTAATGATAGACGAAGCTAATAAATGGGAAGATAATAACGAAGATATATTTTAAGATTATGAAGTTTGAAATAAGCAGAATGGAATTAGTAGAAAATAAACATGGTAAGAATGACCTACTAATAAAACAAGTAAAAGTAATGACGTGCAAAGGAAAGTATATTAAATTTGCTACCCTTAACGAGGCACTACTTAAAGCATTAAAGGAAAGCGAAAGCATAACAGTAAAGAACAATGTTTGAGCTAAGAGACTACCAAAAGAAAGCCTCAAAAGATGGTTTTGATATACTTAGAAAAAAGGGTATATTGATTCTAAACTTTGAAGTAAGAACAGGCAAGACTCACATAGCTTTAGATATAAGCAGGAACTATAACAATGTTTTATTTGTAACTAAGAAAAAAGCTATCTCAAGTATTGAAGCAGACTATAAAACAGCAGGACATCAATACAGTTTAACAGTTATTAATTACGAATCTTTACATAAAATAAAAGGTAGATTCGACTTAGTTATAGCAGATGAGAGCCATGGACTAGGAGCGTATCCTAAACCTTCTAAGAGAGTTAAGGAATTATCTAAGCACATAACAAAGGATTTAATTTTAATGACTGGAACGCTATTACCTGAATCTAACGCTCAGATATACCATCAGTTATATGTTAGCCACAAAACACCATTTAGAGCTAACAGAAGTTTCTATAATTGGCATAAAGTATTTGGAACTCCTGCAACTATTTATACGTCGTATGGAGAAGCTAAAGACTATTCTATTGTAGATTACTCAAAGATTAAAGAATACATCCAGCCTATACTATTAACTTATACACAAAAAGAAGCGGGATTCAATTCTAATATTCAAGAGAAAATACTACGAGTACCAATAAAAGAAAGCACTATTAAATTAGCTAACAGACTTAAAAAGGATTTAGTAGTAGAAGGAAAAGACGAGGTATTACTTGCAGATACTGGAGTAAAATTAATGAGTAAACTCCATCAGCTTTATAGTGGTACGGTTAAATTTGAAAGCGGTAATAGTAAAGTTATTGACTATTCAAAAGCTGAGTATATTAAAAAGAATTTTGAAGGAAAAAAACTAGCTATATTTTATAAATTTAAGGAGGAGCTGAACGCTATTAAGTCTGTGCTAGATGTCACTCAGGATATAGAGGAGTTTAATACAACGTATAAACATATAGCTTTACAGATTGTAAGCGGAAGGGAAGGGACTAACCTATCGAAAGCAGATTATATTATCATGTACAATATAGATTTTAGCGCAGTTAGTTACTGGCAGGCAAGGGATAGAATGACAACGATAAAAAGAAGCAATAATATTGTATATTGGTTGTTCAGTATTGGAGGGATAGAAGATAAGATTTACAAGGCTGTAATGAATAAAAAGAATTATACAACTCAAACCTTTATAAAAGATGTTAGAATCGAAATACCAAAGAAAGATAATTAAGGATTTTGAAAGCAGGGGGTATTATGTTTTGAATTTAATTAAGACTAATAAGTCAGGCATTCCAGACCTGTTAGCATTAAAGAAAGGAGAAGAACCTATATTTATAGAAGTGAAAGCAGCTAAGGGAGTAGTATCTAAACTACAAGAGTATAGAATAAAAGAACTAAAAGCTCTAGGGTTTACTGCTTATATTGATAGAGCTAAAAGTAATTTATAAGGATAAAATAAAAAAGCTATAAAAAAATTAGGTAGAGTGAAATACTTTATTTAAAATTGCAGACATAAACTAAAATTAAAAACTATGAACGAAATGAATTACGAAGAATTTATTAAAAGCAAAAAACACCTACTAGGTAGTTTTGGTTTTGAACCTAACTACATACCAGATATGGCTTTTGACTTTCAAAGAGAAATAATAACAAGAGCAGTTAAGAAAGGTCGTATAGCTGTATTTGCAGACACAGGACTAGGAAAGACATTAATACAATTATCAATAGCTCAAAATGTAGTAAACCACACAAAAGGGAAAGTATTAATATTAACTCCTTTAGCTGTAGCTTTTCAGTTTATTTTAGAAGCCGAAAAGATGGGTATAACAGATATTGAATATTCAAAGGATGGAAACCACACGAAAAGTATAGTTATTTGTAATTATGAAAGGCTACACTATTTTAATAACGAAGACTTTAAAGGCGTAGTATTAGATGAAAGCTCAATACTTAAGAACTTTGATGGTAAAATTAAGAATCAAATAACCTCATTTGTTAAAAAGTTACCTTATAGATTCCTTTCAACAGCTACACCTAGTCCTAACGATTTTATAGAATTAGGTACAAGCTCTGAGGCTTTAGGTTATATGGGTTATATGGATATGCTAGGAAAGTTCTTTAAAAACAATCAAGGAAGTATAGCGAAGCAAAAAAGGCAAATAGGAGAAAAGTATTATCTAAAGCCACACGCAGAAATATCTTTTTTTGCATGGGTTAACCAATGGAGTATAATGATAAAAATGCCTAGCGATATTGGATATAGTAACGAAAGGTATAACCTACCAAAACTAATAAACAATACGCATATAATTAAAAATAATTCTTTGTTAGATTGTAAAGGACAGATACAGATGTTTAACGTAATAGCTAAAAGTTTTCAAGAGGTTAGACATGAGCAAAAGCAAACCATAGAGGATAGATGTAAAAAAGCTGTAGAATTAGCTAAGGGTAAAACATCTGTGTACTGGGTAAATTTAAACGATGAAAGCAGCCTAATAAAACAACTAGATACGGAAGCAGTAGAGATACTAGGTAGTATGTCAATAGAAAAAAAAGAGAAAATACTTTTAGACTTTGCACAGGGTAAAATAAAAAGAATTATAACTAAGGCTAAAATGACTGGAATGGGTTTAAATTGGCAGCATTGTAATCATTCTGTATTCTTCCCTACATATTCTTACGAACAGTATTACCAAGCTATTAGAAGGTTTTGGAGATTTGGACAAAAAAACGAGGTAACTATTGATATGGTTATTTCAGATGGACAAACCAGAGTACTAGAAGCTCTTAAACAAAAGACACAAAAAGCAATAGACTTATACGAGAATTTAACAAAGAATGTTAATCAAGTATTTGAAGATAAAAACAAAGAATTTAACAAAGAAATAATCAAACCAAAATTTATATAACTATGAAAAACAATGTAAAAGACCAATTAGTAACAGATGAATACGCTATTTATAATGGAGATTGTATGTCTGTAATGCCAACTTTAGAAGATGAAAGCATAGACCTTTCTGTTTATTCTCCTCCATTTGCAGGATTATATAATTATTCAAGTAGTGAGAATGATTTTAGCAACTGCGAAAGTAAAGAGCAATTTTTAGAACAGTACGAATACTTAATTAAAGAGGTAGCTAGAGTAACAAAAAAAGGTCGTATTACTGCTGTGCATTGTACGGATGTATTTGATAATACTTGTAGGCTTTGGGACTTTCCAAATGAAATAATAAGACTACATAATAAATATGGTTTTGAATATAGAAATCGTATAACTATATGGAAAGAACCTTTAAAAGTTAGGATGAGAACAATGGTAAGGAGTTTAATGCACAAATTTATAGTAGAGGATTCTACAAAATGCTTTACCGCTATGCCTGACTATGTTTTGATATTTACAAAGAAAGGAGATAACGAAGTTCCAGTAACGCATCCAAACGGACTAAGTAAGTATTTTGGAGAAGTACCAGTACTGCCAAATATTTTAAGAGCATGGAATAATGCTAATAAGACAGATTTAAACGAGGACGAATTATGGGAGTACTTAAATAAAAATTTCAAAGACCATAAAGATCCAAAGAGTAATAAATTAAGTCACTATATTTGGCAGCGTTACGCATCTTCTGTATGGGATGATATAAGAATAGATAACGTATTACCTTTTAGAGATTCAAGAGAAGAGGATGACGAAAAGCATGTACACCCATTACAGTTAGATGTTATAGATAGGATAGTAGAAATGTACAGTAATAAAGGCGAGGTAGTTCTTACTCCTTTTATGGGGGTAGGTAGTGAGGTTTATAGTCCTGTTTCTTTAGGTCGTAAAGCTATTGGAATAGAATTAAAGGATAGTTATTTTAAACAAGCTAAGATAAATTTATCTTTAACTAAAGAAAGGTTTAAAGATGAAATTAAACAGTTAGAAATATCTTAATGCAATCTAAGAAGCATAGTATAATAGAGAGCGTAGCTAATACCGTAATAGGGTTAGTTACCTCTTTTATTATTCAAATAATAATATACCCTTTGTTGGACATTCCAGTAACCATATCGCAAAATGTAATAATTACTTTTGTTTTTTTTATTGCTAGTGTATTAAGGGGTTATTTAATTAGGAGATATTTTAATAAAAAAGAATGAGCCTAAAGAAACCTAAATCTAGTAATTACGTTATCAAAAATATTAAACAAAAAAAATTATTATATTTGCAAACGTGAACGAAGAGTTTATAAAAGAAAAAAGGCAAGTAATAGAAACAGCTTGTAAGAATATTTGTAAGCATTCTGACATCTGGCAAGACTTAGCGCAGGAGGTTAACATATATTTTTTGACTCATGAGCTACCTAGTAACCTCAACAAAATAGATGGCTTTATTTTCGTAGTAGCTTATAAGATGTTTCACTTGTCAGGATCTGAGTTTAACCGTTTGCATTTTGACAATGTTCTGCTAGAATCTACAGAGCTTGACTACTTAAAGTTAAAAGATATTCCTTATATTAGTGAGAATGTTTATAAGGAGTATTTAGAGCAAGTTAAACAACTGGACGAAATGGAGAGAATATGGGTAGAGGAAATAGTTAAAAGAAACTTATCTATAAAACTATTCAGCGATCACACAGGAATACATAGAGCAACTGCAAAGGAACGAATGGAAAGCATTTATAACAAACTAAGAAAGCAAAACAAATGAGCACAATAATAATTTCGATACTAGCTATCTTAGGATGGACTAGCTTATTCAAACAAACATTCACAACTAAAGAAGGGTTTAAGTATGTTTACCAACCGATAAGTAAGATACTTTACACTTTAGATTTTAAGCCTTTAAACTGTGCTTACTGTTTATCGTTTTGGTTAGGCTTAACTTTCTCTATTGCTTTTATGGACATTACTTATATGGTTATATTTTTATACTTTGCAAAACAAGACTAATGGATTATAGAGAGTTAAAATGGGGAGCTTTAAGAAGCTATGCAAGTAAACTAGGATTAAACACTAAAGGAATGCCTAGAGAACTCCTTTTAGAGTGGTTAGATGCTATGCCAGACGAAGCACATGGAAAGCACTTAGAACCATTTAAAGGGATAAAACAAAAGCATCCATTATTTGAGGAGCTAGAACCTTACTTACCACACTTGAAAGCGTACAAAAAAGTAAAAGCTATCTCTCCACTAAAAGAAGTAAATGAAGCAATAGCGACTTTGTTTGTTAAGTACATAGAAACTCAAAAGAATGTAAGAGTAAATTTAGGTTGTGGTATATGCAGACAGAAGTATTACGAGAGAATGATAGCAGGGTATAATAAGCTAGTGGATGAGTATGGAACAGGAGAACGTATATAGTTACTGCTTAGAAGTGCATGAGGATGGACAGCTTTACATGGTTACAGAGTACATGAATGGTTACATTACGATATGGGCAGCTAATGCTACTATAGAAACAGAGGGAGAAGTATATTTTATAAACTTATATGAAGATTAAACTATCTACACGACTGGTATTTATAGGTAAAAAGAAAGTCCTTAAAATACCTTTTGATAGACGAGGCTACTTACAAGGAAAGAATGAAAAGAAAGTTTATAATAAGTATAATGCTTTATGTAATTTAGCTCCATTAGTTTGGAGTAGATTTGGAATAGTTATACAAATAAGATGCGAGCCTTTAGATGTGTTAGATTATAACTACGTAAAGAAAATAAAAAAAATAGTAAGTAATTTTGATATAGATAACTGCGATTTATATAAGCTGCAAAATTGGGGAATGTACAAAGGAAAGCAAGTATTACTAGACTACGGAATTAACGAACGAATAAGTAAAATGTATTAAACAAAAAAAATGGAAGATATAGCGTTATTTAGTTGGGTATTTGCATTATTTATAATTTGCTTTATTGTATTAAAAAAGAAATATGAAGATAAAACGTAAACACTATAAAGCTCTACAGTATGCCTCTTTAATTCAAAGATGGAGATACTTACCCAGTAACTTTATATTTGAAGTGGTAAACAATAGCGAGGTAAACGAAAAAATGTTAAACAGAAATAGAATAGAGCAGAATGGTAAAAGAATATGAAGCAATGGACTGGAGCAAAGAATACACATACAAAGACAAAAAAATATACATAAGTCACGAGACTAAGAAGTATATTATATGCTCATTCAATGAGAATGGAATAGGAAAGTTTAAACTAGATAAGACTGAGTTCTATGGCTAGACATTTAATTATTTTTTTTTCTGCTTTGTTTTTAGAAATAGGTAGCACAATGTATATAAATAGTGTAGCAGATAAAGCAATGATTAATACAATGTTTTGGGCTTTTGTTGGTCCTTTTATAGCTTTACCTTTTGCAGGCTTTGTAGCAGATGCTAAAACATGGTTAGAAAGGTTTTACCTAGCTTTGTCTTCTTCTATAGGTTATACAGTAGGAGCATTATTAAGTATGTATTTTATATTAAACTAATGGACAAGAAAGTATCTAAATGGCAAAGTAAACTAGACTTAAAAGAGTGGACTTTCTTAATACAAGAGATACACCCTGCTCAAGTGGTTTATGACAATGATTGTCCAATAAAAGACAGGTACTTTATAGGCATAGAAATAAACAAAGAAAATAAGGTAGGAACTATCTACCATGACAGAGAACTAACGGAGGCAGATATAATACATGAGCTGCTACACGTTAAGCACCCAAATAAAAGCGAGGACTGGATAAACAAAACAGAAAACATACTAAACAATGAGTAAGGAGCTAACACCTAAGGAACAGAAATTTGCAGAGCTATGTGTTACACTAGGTAACCAAACAGAAGCGTATAGACAGGCTTATAATGTCACTAATCCCGATGCAGATTGGTTAACATCTAAGGCAAGTCACTTAGTAGCAAAGGACAACATTAGGGCAACCATTGAAAAACTAAGAGAGAACGAAAGCAACAAGCATGGAATAACTAGAGCAGCATTAGTTAAAGGAGCTTTAGAAATTATTTCAGATGCAGACTACACATTTAAACTAGGCGCTAATAACGAACTCAGTAAAGAAGATAAACAAGCGTTTTACCGTATAATGAATCAAACTAGTAACAAGGATAAATTAAGAGCCTTAGAGTTTATTGCTAAACTAACTGGATTAAACGAGCCCGAAAAGGTAGAGCATAACCATACGATTAAAACACATACAACCTCTTGGAATACATAAGCTATCGGACACACTAAGCTATACAATCCACACGCTAAACAGTTAGAAATACATAAGGCACTAGAAACAGATATAAAGTACTGTATTGTTTCTATTGGTAGGCAATTCGGTAAATCTACACTAGGCGAGAACCAATGTATTAAATGGGCGTTAGAAAATGCATCATGGCAAATAGGCTGGGTATCCCCTATCTATAAACAAGCCAAGAAAGTTTTTAAGGACATGGAAAAGGCTTTGCAGGGTAGTCCATTTGTAACCAGTATTAATAAGGGAGATTTAATAATAGAGTTCGACACAAAAAGCTCTATTCAATTCTACTCAGCAGATGCATACGATTCTATAAGAGGTGAAACCTTTGACGCTCTTATATGCGATGAGTTCGCTTTCTTTAGACCTGAGGCATGGAATGAAGTACTAAAAGCAACCGTATTGGTTAGAGGTAAGAAAGTTTTAATACTATCAACTCCAAAAGGCAAGAATCAATTTTACAACCTATTCAACCTAGCAGAACACAATAGCAACTATATTTCATTTAGAGGTAGTAGCTACGATAACCCATTTATAGACCCCGAAGAAATAAGAGAAGCAGAAAGGAACTTACCCGACCATGTATTTAAACAAGAGTATTTAGCCGAGTTCTTAGATAATGGGAGTAGTGTATTCAGAAACATACAAGAGTGTGTTAAAACGTCTGTAAATACGTCTAGCCTTTATGCAGGGATTGACTTAGGTAGGTCGGACGATTATACAGTTTTGACTATTGTAGATTCAAACAATATAGAGGTATATTCCGAAAGATGGAGGCACATGGAATGGAGTACAATTATTAATAACATTGTAGAGCAATTAAACAAGTACAGACCTAATACCTTAATAGAAAGCAACGGAGCGCAGGATGCTATATTTGAACAGATACGTAATAAGGTAGCTTATAATAAGAACTCTATACAGCCATTTGTAACTACATCCAAAAGCAAACAAAATATAGTTGAGGACTTGATCGTAAAGTTTGAGAATAAGGATATAGGTATAATAGGACACGACTGGCAGATTAACGAGCTAGAAGTATTTACTTATGAATACAACCTAAAGACAAGAGCTATAAAGTACTCAGCTCCTGTAGGCTTACACGATGATTACGTAATGAGTAGGGCAATAACTAACCACGCTTTAAAAACTATGCAAAGTTCAGGAAAGTATTTTGTGTATTAATATACAACTAATTTAATTTTTTACAATAGACAATATGAGAATACCAAAGAGCCTTAAAGAGGTACTTGTAAAAGATTATATTCAAATCAATAAAATAAGGAGTGCCGAATACGATAACCCTTTTACTAGGACTATAGACCTATTGTGTATTTTCAACAAACGAGAGGATGTACTTAAATGTAAACCTTCTGAGTTAGCTATTGACCTTAGCCATTTATTAGTTGAGCCTAGCCGAATACTAAAACAATATTTCACTATTAACGGTAAACGGTACGGAATAGTTAATCATGTTAATGATTTAGAAGCAGGGCAATATATGAGCTTTACAACTTACTTAAAAGGCTTTGCAGATAACCCTAATGTACATATTGAGCAGATGCCTGACATTCTAGCTAGTGTTATCTTTCCGGTAGATAAGAATAACAAAGTAATGGCAATAGAGCCTAGCTACTTTCGCAACCTAGCGGATGACATACGTAATACAATGTCAATAGAAGATGCTTACCCTATCGCTGTTTTTTTTTGCAATCTATCTCAGAGCTTAACGAAATGTATGCAGGATTATTTGAGTCAGAAACTGGAGAAGATGACAGAACAGAGCAAGACCGCGATTTTGGAAGTAGCGAAGGATTTGCAGAGCGATGGGGTTGGATTGCCACACTCGATAATCTCTGCAATGGAGACTTTACAAAAAGACCCTATTACGAAAAAATGAACGTGATTGAGTTTCTAAATATATGCAGCTTTGTAAAGGAGAAACAAAAAGCAGAAGCAGCACAAAGAAGGATTGAAGAACTAAAAAGAAGATGACCGAAATAGCCACACCACATAGCACAATAACAGATGTACTTAAAGAGTTTGGCAATGAAATGCAAACAGACTTAAGGGCGCAGCTTGTTAAAGATAAGGCTTATGTTAGTGGAGACTTAGCAGAGCAGATAGACTTTACTGCTGTAGTTAATGGACAAGGTTATTTATTCCAACTTAAACTAAAGGACTATTACGATTATGTAAACAAGGGAGTAAACGGTACTAAGACAGTAAAGAATAACACACCGTACTCTTATATGACTGCTAGTAAAATACCTTTTTACTTTGCTAAGCAATGGATGAATAATAAAGGTTTATTTGTAGCTAAAGGAACTACTATAACAAGTTTAGCAGGAAAGCAATACAAGGCAGGAGACAGAGACAGTCAAGCCTTTGCAATGGCTAGAAGTTGGAAACAGAACGGTATAAGAGGCAATCACTTTTATGACAAAGTAGTAACTGAGCAAAGACTAGACAAACTTAGAAAAGATTTAACAGCAGCAGGAGGCGAGGACTTAAGAGCAGTAATAACAGAGCAATTTAAAAAACTAAAATAAATGGCAATAATTATAAATGCAACCCCTAAGGACTTTGCGCCTGTTTATAATAAAATGGAGTACTTAATAACCTCCGACAATACTACAGAGCCTAACTTTGCTCATTTAGTAGATATCTATATAAATGGCTCAGCAACTAAAACAGTAAGGCTTAGGATACCAGTAAGACCATCCGACAGTAAGGGGAAGGTAGATATTCACAGAGTGCTAGAATCTGCTTTAACTAGCGATGTGGGTAACCCTACAGCAGATGCAGGAACTTATGACGCAGATAATAGCTCACTATCTTATATCGTAAAGTTTGGCGAGGAGTATGGCACTACTGTAGTACAATATCCCGACTTAACAATAGACACTAGCAGAAAGGCTTTTAATGCATCTTTAGAGAAAAGACCTTTTATAAATTGGGATGTTACCGAGTACGAGCTAGATGGAGTTACTAAGAAGTTTCTTACCAATATGCCAGATAACCATAAGGTATCTTTAAACTCTCATGGGTGGCTTTATTACTTGGATGACCCTGCTATAACTTTTATAAACGTAAATGTATTTGATTTAAATGGCAGCCCTTTAGCAGGAGCAAAGATAGATGTAACAGCTAGTAGCTCAGACATTCAATTTGTACCTAGCTCTCCTGCTTCTTTAAATAATATAGATGTAGCTAATTTATTGGTAGGAGCGCAGCCTATTATAGATTCTACAGTAGGCTCTTATGAGATACAAGCTAGAGGAGTAGGCTCTTATTCAGAAACTAGAACTTTTGTACTAGAGGAAAGCTGCAAGTACAATACCAACACTTTAATATTCCAAAACAACTTAGGGGCATTTGATAGCTTTACTTTTTACTTAGGTGATATGTCCACGACTGACATAGAGCGCAAGGATATGAAGGTAAACGTTGACACAGTAGTAGGCAATGACATAGTGTATAGCATGAATGAGCGCGAAAAGGTAACTTACTACACTAAGAAAAGCGAAACTATTAAGCTCATGTCCGACTGGATAAGCGAGGAGGAGAGCAACTGGTTACTAGAACTTATGTCTAGTCCTGAGATATACTTACAAGAAGGGAACGAACTTACAGCAGTCGCTAAGATAAAGGCTACTAACTACACTAAAAAGAAAGTAGTACGCGACAAGCTGTTCAAAATAGAAGTAGAGCTAGAGCTAGGTTATGACGATTATAGACAAAGAATGTAAATGGTTACAGAGAAGTTAATAATAAACGAAGTAGACATTCCTTTAATTAATGGAATAGGTACGGTTATAAATTACAGTATTAAGGATATTGAGCAACCCGATAAAAGGAAGGCTAGTTTCTCTAAGACTATTAAGTTACCACATAGCAAAGTTACAAGCGACCTATTCAATTATATTTTTGAGATTAACTCAGACTCTACCTTTAACCCTAACCTTAAAGCAGATGCGATTTACTTAATAAATGACATC